GGCAAGATCATCTACATGGAGGAACTCTCTACGAGGAGTGCCTGTGCCCCAGCAGGTGACAGGATCATCACCCTGCTGCCAGTTGTTAAACTTCTGCATCATCGCGGGGATCACATGCCCGTTCAGAGGGTGGAAGTTATCATTAGGACCATATAGATTAGCAGGCATAAGACTAACACCTTGAAATCCGTACTGCTTGTAATAGGATTTGAGCATGTAGATGCCATGAATTTTAGCCAGAGCATATGCATCGTTAGTAGGTTCTAGTTCACCAGTCATCAGCGACTCTTCCTGTACAGGAGTCTCTGCAAACTTAGGATAGATGCAGACACTACCTAGGAAGAGAAACTTCTTAACTCCATGCTTCCAAGCAAAGTGGATGAGGTTGGTTTGGATTTGGGTGTTTTGGTAGATGAATTCTGCAGAATAAGTATCGTTAGCATGAATGCCACCAACCCTAGCAGCCGCGTCAAAGACATAATCAATACCTTGATATTTAAAGAACTTTTCTACAGCAACCTGATCCATCAGATCAAGCTCTTGCCTAGTCCTAGTGATGATGTGAGTGTAACCTTCTTCTTTTAGACGGCGAACAATGGCAGACCCAACTAAACCACGGTGACCAGCAACAAAAATTCTTGAATCTTTTTGCATTGTTCTCAGTTTCATTGGTTGATTACAACTTCTGGTTCAGGGAGAGGGAACAAGAACCGACGACCTTTAAACTTCTCATTCTTAAGGAAGAAATCTCTGAAGTGCCAAGGCAGAACAATGTGAAGATCATATTCTTTCTCTAGGACACTCTCCTCATTTTCAATGGGGATCCATGTACCAGGAGTGAATGACCCATCCTTATCAGGATTAACATCACCAATGACTTCCACCTCCTCAGGACCAATCTCCCAGGTCTGAAGAGTCACATTGCCTTTAGTGCTAGCACCCAAGCAGCAGATCTTGGAACCATTACGACGATAGAAATCGATGATCTCCCAGAACTGTTTCTTACAGGAGTTGATACGCTCTGCAAAATCTTCCCAAGGTTGTACGGTATCAAGACCCCTATCAATCTCTTGAGCAAGGACCCCAGTCAGTTTAGTTGTACACTCTTTACGCTCACTATTAGTAGCGGGAGTAACAACAACAGAGATACTACCACCATTGACATCGTTGAACTCAAAGTCAACAATCTTGAATCCTGCCTTGTCCATGATGTACTTGAGTTGCCTCATACCATAGTATGACAGGTGCTCGTGACACACAGTATCAAACGAGTTCTGCTTCAACATCTCAGGCATGTAGCTCTGCTCAAGCACCCAAATGCCATGACAATCAAGGATCTCATGAACCTGACGAGCAAAATCACAGGGATCTTCCAGGTCATAGAACATCGAGAATGATGTCACAACCTTTGCCTTCTGCTTACCAAACCGATCACGATAAGTATCAGCAGAGAAGAAGTCAGCAATGTGATTCACATGCTCAGGGATGTATTCCTTGAACTTCTTAGAGGTAGGATCAATGCTCATGAGTTGCAGATCATGAGGGAAGAACCCAAGGAAGGTGCCATCGTTACCAGCAATATCAACAACGATATCACCAGAATCAAGTTTGGTATCTGCCATGATCTTGACCGCCTTCTCTTTGAGGTGGCGAACCATGCTACCGTTCAAACCAGAACGATACCCATACTCATCACCGTACATGGTGGGGAGATCAAAGGTATGCTCAAGTTGAACATGTCCACAACCACCTTTCTTCTCATCACACTTGACGAGAGCTAGGGGTCCTTTGTACATATCCTCATCAATCTCTTTGGGGAAAATACCAGACAGGTATTGATCTCCAAGATCAAGGACTGTGATCAGGTGTTCGTTACCACAAACCCTGCATTTTTCAATCTTATAAAATTTGTTCATTGTCCGTAAATGCACATGTCTTCTACAAGGGATTCAAAGTCAATTTCTGGTTCCCAACCAAGAACATCTCTTGCCTTGGAAGCATCACCGAGAAGTTGTTCCACTTCTGTTGGGCGGTAATATTTAGGGTTTACCTTGACAAGGGTTTTTCCACTATACTTGTCTACACCAATCTCGTCAAGACCCTCACCCTGCCACTCGATCTTGAATCCAAAATATTTTGCAGACTCATTAACAAACTCTCTGACAGTACGCATAGTGCCTGTAGCAAGCACAAAGTCATCAGGAGTGTCATGCTGAGTGATCATCCACATACCACGGACATAATCTTTAGCATGTCCCCAGTCACGCTGAGCATCTAGGTTACCCAACTCTAGGACATCTTGGAGTCCACACGAGATTTGTGAGAGTCCTCTCGTGATCTTACGGGTAACGAAGGTTTCACCTCTCCGTGGGGACTCGTGATTGAAAAGAATACCGTTACTAGCATGGATACCATACGCTTCACGATAGTTCCTCACAATCCAATAGGAGTACAGTTTTGCTACACCATAGGGTGAGCGTGGATAGAATGGTGTGGTCTCTCTCTGTGGAACCTCTTGCACCAGTCCATACAGTTCACTCGTAGATGCCTGATAGAACTTACAAGGATGGTCCAGCAAACGAATAGCCTCTAGGAGACGCAGTGTCCCTAGAGCATCGACCTCTCCAGTATACTCAGGCATCTCGAAGGACACCTTTACATGACTCATTGCACCGAGATTATACACCTCAGTGGGTTTGATCTTTTGGACAAGACTGATCAGGTTACCTGAATCAGTTAGATCTCCGTAGTGGAGATGAATACGATCATAGATGTGATCGATACGGTGGGTATTAATAAGAGAAGAACGGCGTACAATGCCATGAACCTCATATCCTTTTTCAAGGAGAAGTTCAGCAAGGTACGAACCGTCCTGCCCTGTAATACCAGTTATTAGTGCAATCATTTAGCCTAGTGAAATAGTATCTTCTCCCGATCCTCCCATAAAGTAGTCACCCATAGGCACCATCTGTGCTGCCTGAATGAAAGTATCTCCAGAGGAAAAACTAATAGTGTCAGAAGAAGCAGCACCAGGATTACCTGTCATGCTGATACCATCTTCTTCCCAAAAACTTTGATCGGATTTGGAATCGGTATCGTTGTAGAGATCCTTGTATGCTGCGTCGGAGATTGCCCGCATCCCCAGATAATGACGCCAGATCTCAGCAAGAGTGTTAGATTCCTCATCGTTATTTAGTGCAGCAATAAGTGCATCACGAAGAGAGTCGGTTGCGTTTTGATAGTCTTTGTAGGAGTTCATGATGAGACTGAATCTTTAATGTAGCAAGGAACGGTGTCGGGATCCAACCATTTAGTATATTCTGGATCCTCAAGGCAAGTGTCAAGTTGCATCTGATTGTCAAGCAGGTACATGTCAAAGTACCGCTTTTTCCACTCGTCAAACTTTTGGATACGGTAGTCTGGCAGACCGTTGAGTGCTATCGTACCACACTGCACAAAGCGATATGGAGACTGCTCAAGAATCACTGTCGGTTTCATTGATGACACCTTCGGTAACGAGATCATTATACAAGCAGTCTAGCAGGATTTCATAGTCGTCGCAAGGATCGTTCATGAACTGAACACCACGCTCCTGCTCATAGTACTTGGTAACTTTACGGAATACTTTAGGGTATTGATGATCGAGTGCTACTTGTCCTTCAACAGTGCCACGCAGGATGTTGATGTGCTTCTTAAACTTAGTAGTGACAGACATTGCTCTGTTTGTTTACCTTGTAATTATACAATGAAATTGTCTGATTGGGAAGATCGGGTGGACGGTTGTTCCAGTGTCTTATGACCCCAGATACAATAAAAGCGTTAGTGACCATGTAACTAACAAATATACTGGTGCGTATGAGAGCAACATAATTATCGTAAGGAGCTGTCTTGTCGTCACTGAAACTCCCTAGAGAATACTTCCAGATTTCCCACAACTGCTTCATGCTGGTTTCTTTATGTTGCGATCAAACTTTTCAAACTGATATCCTTCACGGAAGGCATGTTGAATAATTGTATCGTAGCAGTGAGACCGAAGAGGAATGTTTCTATGCAGCAGAAAATCTTCGCAGTCCTCTGCAAGCAATTCTTTTTGTTCGTGAGTAAGGCTGTTCAGATCAATCATCGTGTCTCAAAGTTGATTTTACGAACCTTGCGTTTCCTGCGGTTCTCCTGGTATTCTAAATCATTTTTCGTAAGAATGCTGTTATCTTTAAGACTTTCTTTAGCATTCAACCACACAACTTTACTAAGATCGTTTGCCGTCACCTTGTCGTCCTGAACCGTCATCATGTTTGGACAACCACAGCATTGTGTCTTGGTCGAGCTGGTCAATTCTCGATTGCAAATTTTGCACCTGACAGATAACATAGCGCATAAGCTCCTTCAATTCCTCAAGTTCTGAATGTATTTTTTTGTCTTTCATGGGAGATACAAGGATCGAACTTGTGACAATCTCGGTGTAAACGAGGTGCTCTACCGCTGAGCTAATCTCCCGAGGCGATTCAGGTAGGACTCGAACCTACGACCGACTGCTTAGAAGGCAGTTGCTCTATCCAGCTGAGCTACTGAACCCTGAGAACATGAAGGTATAATTGACCCTTCTATGATTGACTCCTGGTTTCATCGAAACTTTGTTCGTCTCGTGAAAGTATTTAGAGTTGAATATGAGAAGACGATTACACGCATATGGTATGATCGTCTTCTCACTTTTAGTGTACTCTAGATATTTCCGAATCAACTTGACATCAGTATTATACTCTCGCCAGGTCCATGTCGGAGGCGGTTTGATATCATAGAGAATCAAACCATTTTTCTCTGGATCTTCTACAGAAGAATCTGGAGTAACCCAGAGATTCACATTATAACATGCTGGGTCAGCATGTGGAGTCACACCTTCGGCATTGTTGTTGTAGACGAATGCCCAACCTCTGTCAAACTGACCAAGGAATGGGAACCTCGTTTCCAACCCTGTAATTATAGCAGATAGAAGAGGGAAGCGCAAGTTCTCTGGAGAGAAATTGAGTGAGTGATAATCCTCATAGATATCATCTGGATCATCTGCACCTAGAGCATAGTCTCTCAACTCATCGATGACATCTTGACGAAAGATACCATCCTCTACATGATACCTATGCTCGTCAATTATTTTCTCTACAATATTTGAGTGCATATGTGAAACGATGATCGGAATTCAATGGAGTTGCTCTATGGGTAACCCAAGAAGTAAACTTCAATAGAGTGTTTGGAACTGGTGGGATGCCAATGATTCTGTCATCCAAATAAAATTCTGTGCAACCACCTTCATTTAAACCATTGTATGTTGGATTTGCATAGAAGATAAAAGTAATTTGATCTTCTCCATCATCACAATCTTTGTGAAAGTTTGCTGTCTCCTTTGGGGCAAAACAATTAATGTATGCCCGATACAATTTATACTCTTGCAATTCAGGAAACTTGTTGTAGATGACGGACTCAAAGATACCAACAATCTCATCGTCTTCATCACATTCTGGATCTAGTTCGCAAACCATTCCTGTTGGTTTTTGCCTATCTTCGTCCTGTTCACCATAGGTATATGCAGCATCGATGGCAAACTCTGATACTGCTTTAAAATCGTCTGGTGTGAGAGATCTATCCACACATACAATGCTGGGTTTCATAAAAAGTCCTCTAGGTGTTTAACCCGCCATACGATACTGTATCTATACACATGAGGATGTCGTGGTCCCAATCCCCTATGTGGATATTGTCCTGGGAAAATAAGAACTCTGCCAGGAACATACTCATGCTCCTCTACAACAGAACCATCATCATCTAATATTTGAAACTGACCTCCCCATTCTTTATCCCATTTTAGATTTGGAAAATACATGATAGTGTATTCACCAACATCTCCATCGGTATGAGAAGTTCCGTCACAAAAAGAGTGTTGTAAATTAAAATCTATCCTGTCTAGAAAGTATCTTGTCTCAACATAATCCTCAATCCTCTCCAACATCTCAAAGAAAACCTCAGAGTCTTTCATAAGATTGACTACTGTATTAAGACTCTTTCTCTCAAAGATATTTTCGCCCATTAAACAATGAGAACCACTCTCCCCTGAAGGATAAGCAGTTCCATTGGCAATATTGATGGCAGATACTGGTAAAAACTTGAGTTGTTTCTCAACCTTTACCATAAACTCTGTATCAAAAAGATTATCGAATACTTGAGCGATCATCTAGGGTCTTATTATAAACAATGACTCTACCATTTTCATGAGTGAACACAAGTTCATCATCATGATCCCAGCAGAGTTCTTCATAGAGAGCATTCAGCTTCTCCATGTCTTCATACAGTTGATTCGGGTTCGGCATCTTCTTTCTGCTTATTAAATCCAAATGGTCCTTCTTTCTCTTCGAGAGCAAGTTTCAGTGCAACACCACCGACTGCTTCCATCACTTTAAGGATGTCTTCTGCCTTAGCATTTTCACCAAGTTCTTTGGCAACATACCAATACTTAGGCCAGAATGTTTCTCCTGCCTTCTGATAGTCTTCAAGTGTTAATAGTTTCATTAGTCTCGTTGTCTCCAATCATCAGGTTTATCTCTTTGGAACCAATCAACAATTTCATCAGCACCACTGAACCCCGTTTTGTGATTGGATGGGTCGGGGTCACCTAGTCCCATCCTATTCATAAAATCATCCATACTCCCTTCTTGAATGTCCTGAGAGGCTTGGCGTCTTGCTTTCTGCAACCAATCCCTTGCAAGAGTATGTGCCTTGGCAAGTTTCTCTGCCCAGATCATATCTTCCAGAGGCACTTGTTCTTTGTTGGCAATACAACGACAAATAGATTCTAGCCTGAGGCGATACTTAGTAGAAAGCATGTTACTCCCTTAATTTTAACTCAAGATCTTCGAGTCTATGATACTCGGCATGTGCCTTCTCTTGACGATCACAAACGATATTGAGGATATCATTCACGATGATATCGTTCTCAACATAATCGTCAAGATACTTGTCAATGGCTTCCTTAAGGTAACGATACCTATGCCATTCTGGTGAGTATGGTTTGTACATATTTAGACTTGTACCCAATGGTGTGGGGATGTGACCACATTCTCATAATTATGATCTACATCGATTGTAGAAGTTACGAAGATATCATACACGATAGATGCACGAAAGTCAACCCCATTAAAATCTGTCACCCTATGCAGCATATCTGAGGGAATAATAATTAGGTCACCGTCCTTAGGTTCAAGTTCCCACTGACAGTAATGATCGTGAACATTCAATGGCATCCTATCCATATAAGTATCTCCCTGCAAAACAAGAGTTCCACCCTCACCCTCAGTTCTCAGATAATAAATGCCACTAAAGTGTGATCCCTTATGCAAATGATCTGGATTACCACCATCCTCTAGTCTACACACATTAGGCCATGATTTTTGAAAGAAAATATAATGTTCATGATATTCGCCATCATCCGTCTTTCTACAAATACCCTCTAGATATTTTCTAGTCGCCTCTGCAAACACAGCATTCATCCAATAAAACTCTGGTTGCTTATGCAAGAGAAAATATTTTGGAAGGTCTTGATCACCAGTATAGTTACCAGAATCTTCAACCTCATCTAAGTTTCTATAGTAGAACTCCTTACAGAGATCCATCATATTTTCCCAATGCTCTTTGGGGCAAGGAATATTGTCTCGATATATTGTTGTTGGAAAAATGTCTACAATCATAAAGCCAGTTACAGGATTTGAACCAGTGACCTACTGTTTACAAGACAGTTGCTCTACCACTGAGCTAAACTGGCAGGAACCAAATTTGAATCGTGTACCTAATTTTAGGACACAGATTTGATACTTGGGTTACAAAGTGGTCTTCTGAGAGTGTATTGAGAACCATGGTGTTGTATGTAGGACAGTGTGCTCTAAGTTCCTCACCATCGTGCCATACAAATAGACCGCCCCAATTGACATTCCAGTCTTCGTTTAAGTATATAGTGCATCCATAACGACCTCCGTCATCATGAACTGAGATACCAGACCCTTTATGCCAGGCATAGAGTTGCACCTCTGCTTCCCTATAAGGAGGAACATATGTACTAATACATTTCAAGATGAGATTTTTCAACTCATCTGAAACATTCCTCATAGTAATTATACCAGATACTCCCTCCTTTAGGGAAGTATCCCAGAAAAAATCACTAACATTCCACTGCCCATCTTCCAGAGACTCTTCAATAAACTCTTCGCATTCGTGAAGGATCTCTTTAGTCAGGACTCCATACTTGATTTCCATGAAAAATAATCTTTCTTATAGTAGCGACCAAGTATATTGCTATTGTAATATTTTGGTTCGCCATTGTCAAGCGCCTCTGTTAAAACAGAGTGTAAGAAAAGTTGTCTGGTTTCTTCAAAGTTGACTCGTCCCTTACTCTCGTGGACGGATAGTATCTCTCTTCTGAAGGCACTATTTCCAAGCCTACGGCGTTCTTCATTAAGTTCTTCAGAACTTCCGTAGTATTTTTTCCAATCGCTTTCACTTCTAACTCGCCTAGTCTTACCTCTAGGCTTTCGATACTGCCAAAAGTACTTTCTCCCGATGTACTTTTTATCGTTGTCCGTATTAGTAATGCAGTAGACAAAACCGTACAGGTCGTCAATATTCTCAGATAGAAAAGGGGATCCTTTAAATAACCAGGGGTTATCATAATCAACCATAATAATTGGTGGTTGATTTATTTAGACTCTTCCTTAGAGTTCATAAACTCGTCGATGATCTCAACGATCTGGGCACCAGTGAGTTGCATCATGATCTCTTCTGCCTCTTCTACGCTCTCCATGAGATTGTTCTCATCGAGATAGGCAAGGATCACATCATAGTAACCAATTTCAGGTTGCAAATCTTCAAAGTGCTCGAAGTGAGGGTTCTTCATAGAAGTGCCCATCTTCTCCATGTCCTTTCTCGCCTTCTCATTATTTGCCTGGCGCTTCTTCATATCTGTTTCCAGATAAGAATCATCCTTTTTCTTCTCTTCCAACTCTACTTCTTCTTTCTTGAACTGAGGATGATCATCCAGTTTCATGCCACGCTTCTTCTCAAGGCGGGCTTTCTGCTCTGCAGAATCATTACCTCTGATGTTGAGTTTTTTCTTCTGATCAACATTCTTTTGAAGTTTCTGGAAGGTGCTCATGCGCTTCTCATCAGCAGCATCCTGTTCGTTGATATCTTTCTTACCATAATCGCCCTGTGCATTAGGTCTACCAGTCTTTTTCTTAGCAACAGCTCTCGTAGAACCATCAGGATTCTTAAAGTCTGAAGGATAGGTTGCTTCCTTGACAGTGGGAGCCATGACCTTCATGTGCTTGTCATACTTGACATTGGTTTTCTTGGCAGGTTTGGCATCCTTAATGCTAGGAGCACCTGTCATATCTGCTTCTACAACAGTCTCTTCTTTCTTCATGAGTTCTTTGTTTCTCTCACGAGAAATCATCATGTCGATTTTATTCTTTTTCTTCTGAAGAGTAGTCTCTTTGTTGCTCATAGCAACTTCGGTAGCACCCTCTTCGATATGCTCAACTTCCTCATTCTTAGGACGGCAATCATTAACGAGTTTGCCACCCTTCATCTTCATGCCGACTTTCTTATGAGTCTTCCAGCAGGAACGCTGCTCAGCAAAAGATGCAGCAATAACTCTTGCCTGCTTTTTCTCTGCAGTTTGCAGGTTCTCATAGATGCGAGGGTTAACTGCTGTAAGCGCAGAGCGGAACTCATGACCAACAAACTCCTTGGATAATGCTTCAATGATATTGTCTAACAGTCTGGAACTTTCGTAACCTTCAGCGACCAGTTCCTCAGCAATTTCGAGATACATTTCTGCCATCTCAGGATTCATTGCCTGAAGACGCTTGTAGTAGAAGGACTCGTCACAAGTACACTTGTGCATCTTCTTCTTGTCGTCCTTCTTCTCATGCACTGGGCAAGGTTCCTTACCCTCAGCAATCTTATTATATGCTTCAGCAATTTTATTTAAGTGAGATTGTTGCATCTTACTTGGTCAGATTCCAGTAGAAGTATTTATAAGCATGAAAAAAGAGGGTGACCTGACTGTGACCAGGACCCTCTGCGGCGACGATATGAAATTATTTAGTCCCTAGAATACTTGTATCGCATTGCCTGCAGGAACCATGCATCAGTCAATGACTTAGGACCATGCATTAGAATTTCTACTTGCCTCTCCTTCAAACTGGGATCAGCAAGAGCACGCCTTCTCCATTCTGGTAATTCAGAGTTTGCCACCTACTACCCCCGAGTTAACAGTACGAGAAACTTCATCAAGAGATCCATCTTGAAGACGCATAAGATGCCAGCGAGTCATCTGAATCACTCCATCTTCAGTTGCACCAGTAAGAAAATGGTGACCGAATGGATCTTTGAGAACACTGGTATATAGACCAAATCTAGTTTTCTTGACAAAAAATGCATCGTCAATCCAAACTTGATCTTCAGGAATGTTCTTTTCGATAGTAGGATTGGGACCTAAAGATGTCCAGATGGTAGTTTTTTTAGTTTCAGTTGTTGTATTCATGAGAAAAATCTGTCGAACATACTGGCAGGGTCTTTAGGAGCGTACATAAAATAATACAACATGAGATCTTCTTCTGTCAAATCAGGAAGAGGCATATTGTATCTTGATTTAAATTCGTTATAGACTAATAGATTAGAAACATATCTACCCAGATGTCTAGATCTATGATAGGACTCTTTGACAATGATCTGCTCTAGAGTCCAAAACCATGCTACATCAGATTCAATATTTTTGCAAACATCAGACATGCTTTGCAGCAACTTATACTCATGCAGTGCCTCTGATTCAAAATGATCTAATAATAGAGTATCACATTTTCCAGTATACTCAGCAGCATCAGCGTGTATAACTTCTACATGATCGAAGAGTTTTGGATTTATAATCTTCTGATACTCTATTACCTCCTCATTTTTTTCAATCACAGTCACTTTAGTGACTTCTGGTTTGGTAAGTATCCAGTTTTCCCTAGTACCGAATCCAAGTCCAGTGCAAATACAATGTCCCCTTGCCTGATCCCAGTGAGAATAAAATTCATATGCTTGCTTATGATCTTTATTCCGATAAGACATCCACTCTTCACCATCAACAAATAACTGGAAGTATTCTTCTACTTGATTGTAGGTTACTTCCAGTCTATCTTTTTTGTATGGTCTTAATTTAGGTGGAGTATAATGTAGTTGTTCAAGTAACCGAAGCATATATCACAATTGGAATCCAGCAAAGGTGTCTTTCTTGACATCTTGTTTGATACCACCAACAATATAAGACTCTACCTCAGTCTCTTGAGGTGCTACCTGCAGACCCTTGGAAGAGATCCAGTGCTGGGTCCAGGGCAGCGGGTTGTTTCTAGCAGCAATATCATAGATAGGATCAAGACCAAGCGACTTCATACGACGATTGGCAATCCACTCAACATATTGAGACAGAAGTTTCTCGTTCAGACCGATCATAGATCCATCTTTGAACAGATACTCTGCCCACTGCTTCTCTTGATTGACTGCCTCTTTGAAAGTATCAATCAACCATTGCTTTTCTTCTTGAGCAATTTGCTGCATGTCTGGGTCATCTCCTTCCATCCAGTTTTTGAGGATGTTTTGAGTAATGACAAGATGGATATTTTCGTCTCTTGCGATGAGAGAGATAATTTTAGCGGATCCTTCCATAAGTTTGAGTTCGCCAAACGCAAACGAGCAAGCAAACGAAACATAGAACCTAATTCCTTCTAGGATGTTGACATTTGCTACTGCTCTGTAGAGTTTCCTCTTCAGTTCGTAGCGAGTATCCATAGCATAATCAACATGCTCTTGAGCATATTTCCAGTCCGAAGAGTTATCATACTGGTGAGCAGCATTGATAAAGTCGTCATACGCCTGCGTGATGGATTGAGCACGCTCTAGGATACGATCATCGGTAATGATGTGATCAAACACATCAGAGGGGTCAGCATAGACATTCTTGATGATGTATGTGTAGGACTTGCTATGGATCATCTCCATAAACTGCCAGGCATTCATACATGCCTCAAGTTCAGGGATAGAACAGTATGGACTGAATGCCATACCAGGACCACGACCCTGAATAGAGTCTAGCATAATTTGATACTTCAGATTGGAAGTGTAAATATGCTTTTGTTCTGGGCGTAGGGTCTGATAATCTGCCCTATCTTTTTGAAGAGAGACCTCCTCAGGTCTCCAGAAGTAACCTAATTGTTGTGTAGTAAGACGATCAAAGACTGGATATCTATATGAATCATACCTCTGAACACTAAGCGGAGCACCGAAGAACATCGGTTGCTTTTTAGGGTCAGGTGCCGATGTATTAAATACGGTCATCCCCTGAACATTTGTTTTGGGCATGGAATCTGCGTTAGTTCTAAATTGCACAGGCGTCGCACTCCTCTTGTTTGCTTAAACTTTCAAGTAAATTATTCAGATTAGGTTTTTCTTCTTCTACCCCATCGTCTTTATTGTCGTAGGTGTTCTGATAATATGAGGTCTTCCAACCGTACTTATATGTAGTCAGAAGATCATTTGCCATGACCGAAACGGGGACTTCATTATCAGGATAGTTCTCAGGATTGTAACTCCAGTTACCAGAAATTGCCTGGTCAAAGAACTTCTGCATCACCGCAACGATTTTAATGTATCCATCATTCGACGGCATGTCCCAGAGAAGAGTGTAGTGACTCTTGTGAGTATTGTATTGAGGGACAATCTGTTTAAGCGGTCCCTTTTTGCTTTTCTTAACGGACAGATATCCTCTAGGTGGCTCGATTCCATTTGTTGCGTTTGACACAACGGAACTGCTCTCTGATGGCATCTGAGCAGACAGTGTTGAGTTCCGTAGACCGTGGGTGGCGATAGACTCTCTAAGACTTTCCCAATCATATCTCAGCGTGTGGGGTACAATTCCGTCAACATCTTTCTTGTATGTATCAATGGGGAGAATACCAGCAGAATACTTTGTACGATCAAAGTAACCACATGGTCCTTGCTCTTTGGCGAGTTCATTAGATGCCTTCAGCAGGTAATACTGGAACGCTTCTGTAAGGTCATGTACGAGGTTCCATGCTTGAGGATCATCGTAACCTACCTTATGCTTTGCAAGGTAGTGTGCCAGACCAATATACCCGATGCCTAGAGAACGACGGTTCTTTGTTCCAACCTCTGCTGCATTTACAGGGTATCCTTGGAAGTCAATGAGAGCATCCAGACCACGCACAGAGAGGTCACAGAGTTCCTCCAACTCATCCAGGTTACGAAGCTTGCCTACATTGATTGCAGACAGAATACAGAGGGCAATCTCACCCTCTCCGTCGATATGCTGTAGTGGTTTGGTAGGCAGAGTGATTTCTTGACAGAGGTTGCTCATCTCAACCTTATCTTTGAAAGATGAGTGTGAGTTGCAGTGGTCAAG